GGCGACATGGAGTTCTATTCTGATGACGGCTCTGGAGGAATAGCCAAGTATTTCCATTTAGATGGTGGCGACTCTAGAACTATTTTTAGTTACAACACACTACATAGTGATAATGTTATCGCATATTTCGGAACTGGTGCTGATTTACATATTTACCATGATGGGTCGAGTTCTGTTATTTCAAACTCCACTGGGCATCTAGATTTTAAGAATAATGCCAATGATGCTGACGTAAGATTTTTCTGCGATGATGGCAGTAACGGATTGACCGAATACTTCCGTTTAGATGGTGGTGCAACAGATGTTTTCTTTTCAAAAAATATTAGATTGGCTGATAGTACAAGATTAGAACTTGGTGCTGATTCAGATCTTAAAATTTACCATACAGGAACCTCTGGAATTATTGATAATATCAATGGTTCTCTTTATATAAAAAACAGTTCTAATAATGAGGATGTTATTTTCCAATGTGACGACGGTTCTGGAGGTGTAGCAACGTACTTTTATCTTGATGGTTCTGTTGCTGATGGTACAAACCTGTACACAGTGTTTCCTGACAACTCTAGAATAAGATTTGGAGATGGCCTTGATCTAGATATTCACCATGACGGATCTAATAGTTACATAAGTCAAACTGGTACTGGTAACTTAAACATTCAGCAGACTGTTGATGATGGCGATATTATATTTAGATGTGATGATGGATCTGGAGGCACGACTCAATACTTCCGTATAGATGGAGGCTCTCACTTAAATTATTTTAGCAAGACTGTATTTTTACCTGATAATGTTCAATTCAATGCGGGTAACAGTCACGATTTACAAATTTACCATGATGGAACTGATTCATACCTTTCCAATACTCAAAATTCTGGAAATCTTATAATTGAAAACGGTGCCAACGGTCATGACATTTTATTTAAATGCGATGACGGCAGCAATGGTTTGGCTACTTATTTAGCTTTAGATGGTAGTGATGCTATAACAAGAGCATACGTAAACTTTAGAGCGCAAGACAACATAAAATTTCAGGTTGGTTCTGGAGCGGATGCTTACTGGAAACATGACGGAACTAATACAAGTTTGCAAAATGACACTGGTGATTTTTACATAACTAACACAGCGGATAACAAAGATATCATTTTTCAATGTGACGACACATCTGGAGGAACAACTCCATACTTCCGTTTAGATGGCGATTCTGGATATACTAAGGCACATAAAGAAATCCGTATGGATGATTCAACACCACTTCGTGTTGGTACAGGTGGTGATGCTCGTTATATGCACGATGGGGCTAACACCTATCTAGATAATTACACAGGCGACTTTTATATTCGTCAAGCTGCTGCTGATAAAGATATTATATTTAAAGCTGATGATGGTTCTGGTGGAAATGAAACCTATTTTTATTTAGATGGATCTGCTTCTTCTGGAGAGCCATTTACAGTATTTCCTGATAATAGTCAGATTGCATTTGGCGACAGTAGAGATTTAAGAATTGATCATAATGGAACAGATTCATTAGTTCAAAACTATGTAGGAAACTTAGTAATCAGAAATTACGCTGATGACAAAGACATAGAGTTTCATTGTGATAACGGAAGCGGTGGAACAGAAACCTATTTCTTTTTAGATGGCTCAGTATCCAGTGGCAATCCAATTACTAAGTTCCCTGACAACTCTATACTAGCTTTAGGAACTAGTGGTGACTTCTACCATTACCATGATGGGACAAACTCTTACCACGCTAACTTCACTGGAGATTTCTACATAGATAACAATGCCAATGATAAGGATGTTATACTTAGATCTGATGATGGTAGCGGAGGGGTAACAGCTTATATAACACTAGATGGATCTGCTACAGACATTAAGTTTTCTAAAAACGTAGATGCCTCTAGCCAAAACATTGTTGCCTACTACTTAGAGGGAACATACAAGAGTTTCTTAATAGATCACCCAACTCAAGAG